TGAGCCTTTCTTCAGCGATGCGGACATACTCCAATTCCTTCTCAATCCCTACAAAGTTCCGATTCAACGCCGCTGCAGCTACGGCCGTTGTTCCACTTCCGATGCAGTTGTCTAGAATCGTATCGCCCTCATTCGTATAAGTGCGGATCAGGTATTCAAAAAGCGCAACCGGCTTTTGTGTCGGGTGGTACCGTTCGTTGTCTCTTGGGAAATGGAACACATCAACCGGATACCGATCTGTCTGCCCGCCGCCCTCGGTACCGATTATCGTCTTACCGTAATTGCTGCCATCGCTTGAATGCTTCTTGTATTTATTGACCGGCTTATGCCCCTGTGTCTTCTGGGCGTTATAAGTCGGCAGATTCTTGTAAAAGACGAGAATGTTTTCGTGGGCCTTCAACGGCATTCTGTTGGCATTTAAGAATCCGGTACCGTTGCTCTTAACCCATATCAATTCATATCGGAGCAACCGCAAGTTGCTGGCTCCAAGCACTTTATCAAATGGAGTCTGAGCAGTAAGGACAATCGCACCATCGTCCTTAATCAGCCGTTCATACTGCTGCCATAGCCGATTCAGGGGAATAATAGAATCCCATGCGTTTTCCGTGGTACCGTAAGGCAAATCACACAGGATCATGTCGAAACTCTTATCTGGTAAGCTTGGCATGACCTCCAAGCAGTCACCATGAATGATTCGATTCTTCACTTCGGTACCTCCTGTCTGGTGAACGGTATGCATCATCTACTTACTACTAAGCGTGATATATGCCGCCTCTGCCCTCTCTCGGGGGCGAATTGTTTTCTGTACCTGTGTCATGGCTGCACCTCCGCAAACTGGATACGAATATCGTCTATGCTCCACAAGTACGCCGGCTTACCGTACTCCTGGATAATCTCTCTGACGCTTTTAATTCCTTTCGCGGTGAACGTCTGCAAGGTTTCATCAAGCTTTATGCATTTCACTGATTCATCCTTCGCGTTCACATTCCCATCGCTTGCCAACTCACGGGCTCCCTCTTCACTTTCAGCGATAATCAAATCTTTGATGTACTTGTTCCAAACGATGGCATACATGTGCAGTGTCATGATTTATCGCTCCATTTCAGTGATTCACTGGCTATTTGCCTAAATGGTTCGCACACTTTGTCTTCTATGCCGCGGACATGCAGATCATTGATCCGCGTCAGCGCCTCCCGTTGCCGAGCTATGGTCTGTTGTGCCTCTGCCATCTCTTGACGTAATGTGTTTCTTTCTTCAGCCACATGACTCAATGCAGTGTTGACCATCTCTGATGCTTCTGCAGCGTATTTGTAGTTCTTTTGTGCCTCTGCCAGCGCTTTTCCCCGTTTAGCAGCTTCGCGGAAGTTTTCAAGGCTCTCTTCGTTGAGACTAACGTTACGTTGTTGTGTCTCTTCTAGAGCAGCCAGCAACTCAGTTATTTGTCCACTGGCACATATAAGGCTGGGAATCGGAACTCTGATGAGCGTTTTGACTAACTCTTCATTTTCTCGCTTGATCTCTTCTATCCGTTTTGGTGTGGGTAAGGAAACTTTGCCTGCATCACTCATAGCTGTACCCCTTCCTGAATGTCCGGCAACCTCACCCATATGACAGCACCTTGAGGATGAATGTAGGGGATCGGCTCCGGATACATGATCGGATTTTTAAATACCCAAGCAAATATTTTTTTGTACCGGTTTAAGATTGTCTCGTCAGCTGGTATCAGGTGTTTATCCCGGTTGTCCGCGATGTCTTGCAGGGATAGATTGATACAGTCTGTTAACTCTGCCGTTCCGTAGATAAGGCCGCTGCCGCTTTTGATGATGCCGATTGTGCCGCGCTTGTGCGTGACTCCGCTACGGATCTCCCAGGGTTTATCCCCTGATAGGATCAGGTCAGCCCACTTCGGTTTTATGACTAGGCCGTTCACTTCTTTTCCTTCTCTCCAGCTTTGATCCCAAGGCCCCAAGTCGCCTGATGCTTTGAGAAATCATCTGATGAAATTTCTAGGATGTTTTGCAATGCCGTCTTCATGCGGTGGTATTCTTCGTTTTTGCTCATACCTTTTCCGCCTTTCTCTCAAATGCGGTGCCTACGATTTCGCCTTGGTAAAGGACAAAGAGTTTCATGTGATCATCGCAAGTCGCCCGTTCGCTCGGATGCTTAAGATAAAACATGGCGTATTCTTCATCCCATTCCACGGTGTATGTGAGGCCGTGAAAATGCCATAAGTCTTTATGAAAAACTCTCTGGCCGTTTCGGTCCTTTAGGCCGGTGTATTGCCCGACTGTTTCCGGTTCAACATCTGCACAATCCAATTCAAATGAAGGATGTCCATCCACATCCTCTATCCGTTCCCACCAGGTTATGCTTGGGTGTTCTCCGGTAAATAAATCACCATATACCCACTCTCCGTTATCAATCCGTTTTCCGCGAAATAAAATCTCTTTGCTCATACTGGTTATGCCTCCCCTAAATTGATTTGGTTATCTTTCCATTGTTTGTATTCTTCCAGTTCACGCCGCAGCGCTTCATTCTCCTGCCGCAGCGTGCGGCTACCCTTACATGTAGAGTGCCGCATATGGTCGCCCGTCCAAGCTATCTCATCCTCGTAAACTTGCCATCCGCAGATGTAACAGTCTCCCAATATGCAGCCACTCGACATGCTTATCAGCTCCTTTATAGGGGAGAGGGTGGTTAACCCTCCCCATTTACAACTCAGGAATAGGTAATGGTCGGTGCCCGCAGGACTCGCAATAACTTCCTGCCTCATCGTGCCCGGTGTAGATTTCATCCTCACAATCTACACAGCCGAGGCCTTCATCTTCATCCGGGAGGTCGTCATCTTCTAAATCCGGCAGTTCATCCTCATAAAGGTCCGGCAGATCGTTATCGTCATACTCTTCATCCTCGACCATGATTCGGGCATCGGCCCATTCAGCTCCGCATCTGCTGCACACAACATCTCCGCCGATTTCGCCAGGCGGCATCGGGTTATCACAATACTTGCATTCAGGGTGCATCGTTTATCTCTCCTTATAGGGGCTATGCCCTGATATTTTGTAATCTACCTAACGTATCCAACAAACTCAGCGCCTCTGTCAGCAAATACTTTGACCATGGAACAAACCAAACCGAACGACATTCCAGAGTGGCCTTGATCGTGGATTTTTGCTTTAGCTTCGTCCAATGTCCCTTTACTATTAAGGATCTTTACGATGTCCAAGCAGCATTCCAGTTCCATTCCTTGATACAAATCTCCGAGCCGGATAGGAACAATTTCCGCCCAACGGGGCCATCTATCTTCAGTTAGAATCTCTTTGCCCCTCTGAATCCACAGCTCTGTTAGTTCAGGGATTTTATCTTCATGTTCAATTCTACTTTTCTTGTAATCATCAGCCTGCTTCTGTTGGAGTTTATCGAAATCAGCCTTAGAGTAGCCGGTGATTGCCATGTAGGCTCCATCCATAGTCACGGTGTCCGAATACAATAGAACGTTGTTGAAATCACCGAATGCCGATATTCCGGAGGAATTGCAATCAATCAATTGATCAACAGCTTGCTCTATTGAACTCCCTGCACGAAAGTCGATTTGCTTATAGTTTTTATCCATGTTTGTTCCCTCCCTGGGACTAAATATTTAGTAGCAGCTGCAGCAGCGTTGCCGCCAGCTCTGCAAGCTCTACGGCTACCCAGACCAGCGCAGCAGCTATTGATATGTCACCGATGATCTGAGGCAGTGTCTTGTCTGCTTCCCGGCGGGCTGTTCCGATGATCCGTCCGTTATCGTCCCGCAATTTAATAATCGTTCTCATATCTCTCAATCCGTCCTTTCTTACACCCATGCTCCACAGAGGATGCATACTGAGTGATGTGGCTCCTTTACCGCTTCGCCTGGAATGTAGCTCCAAACCGTATCGATAAATTCATCTGGGTGAACACAGGTCTTTTGAAATCTTGCATACCGGATTTTCCGATCCTGTCCTTTGAAATTACAACGAGCACAGAAAATATATTCAGAAGCAAAAATTTCTCCGTCTTCGTCAATTACTGTCCGCTGCCGGTAGTAAACCCGTCCTTTATCGATGTTTCCATTACAGTAAGTGCAAGTTCTCTTTAATCTCCTGGAAGCGATCAATCTATTGGGTTTCGCACTCATTTGGGTTACACCATCCTTAAAATAAGAGCGTCTGTTCTGTATTTTGGGTGTGACTGTTCGCCGCCGCAGGCTTCCCTCGGCGTTTTATCGTTTGTGATTTATCATTGTTCGTCACAGGCGCCTTGGCTTCTGGACTTAAAATGGCTTTAATTATTCGCTGTTGATAAGATGTGTATAATTCCATGCCTCCGCCGTTCTTGACCGCGTAGAGAGCCTGAGCGATTTTAGCAATGATGTATGCATCCGTGACATTGTCGCTGCTGTGTTCGTATCCGTAATGCTCCAGCACGCCTGCGGCCACATGCTTCTTTTTCTCGGAGCTCGTCACCCGTTGGTTCCGGTTCACAAAACCTTTGGTCCGTTGCGGGTTAATATCTACAAATTCAAGTCCCTTACGGTAAATCATTGAGCGCAGTCCGCCGTGGATCATTCCTGTGGTTACGCCTCTTTGCGTACCCATGGCAGGCTCTTCTATGGCGATGATGTCACCGGGCTTCAGCAGGCTGTACAGCTTGTTCTCCAACGATACCAACATCCCTGTGCTGATCCCTCCGGGCACTCGTTTTCCTTCTCCCCTGACGTCCGTAGCTACCAGAACATTCCCCTCTTCATCCAGTGCGACAAAGCCGGTTGTCGTGGCTGGGTCGATACCTACGAACCGGGTCATACTACTTTTCCGCCTGGCACTTTTCCATTTGGAGTCCAGCGCATGAACGTTCTTACTGGCAATCCTTGCCGGCGCATGCTTCTCAACTTATCTTTGATGCCCTGAGTTGACCTTCCAAACCGTTCGGCAATGTCACTCAACATATAACCACCTTGATAGAGTTGGGCGATGATCTTCTCTTCCCGTGCATCATAACGCTGGTAGGTCTCGGGATAGTCGAATCTTGCTCGCCGCTGCAGCTCTCTTGTAGCCTCATATCTCAGTGTCAGATCGCAATCATCATGAATTGCAATTTGATATAGTTCCAGCTTGTTCAGGCTCTTAATATTCATTCAACCCGCCCCTTCCGACTCCATGGGATCAAGTGTGCGATTTGCATGTATGTTGGTCGCGCTGAATACGCAATCCGCTTTTGGTAATAATGACTTGTCTCCCGTTTCACTTCAGCATAGTGAGCCTGACACAACCGCACATTCGCCCACGTCTGTAGAGCTGCCGCCCCGCAAATCTGGCATTGGCATTCTTCCATCACTCGGACCTCCTTACTTGAATTCTTGATACTCAACCCCCGCGGCTTTGTAAATCTTCTTGAGATATGGGTGAAGCAATAACATCTGACCGCGCTTATATTCATGGATACGTTGCTCCGTCACGGCGTATATTCTCTTGATTTTCACAATATCGTGTTTCGGATCTGGTAGAGGATCATCCAGGATAGGTCCATGTTCAGTCAAATAATCGATTGCTGTCTTGTAACCTTCCTCATCTTCGATGCGTTTTTTGCTGCTCATGCTCTCTCACCTTCTCGGCAAGCTTATATTTCTGATCCTTGTCCAGATTGGTGAACCGACTGATTCCTGGCAGGAACGCCATATCGAACGAGCCCGTACCGATCTTGCGCCCCTTCGCGACAATAATCTCAGCGAATCCCTTTTTGGGGCTCTCCGGATAGTAATAATCGTCCCGGTAGATGAAGGTCACGATATCCGCGTCTGATTCAATGTCGCCGGAGTCTCGTAGGTCCGACATCAGCGGCCGCTTATCTGGTCGCTGCTCACAGTTACGCCCGACCGCCGATAAGCAAACCACGCTTACTTGTAACTCCCGCCCCATGCGCTTCAGATACTTTGTGATGTACCCGATCCGCTCTTTCGTGCTGTCGAAATTTTTCTCGGTCTGGATGAACTGCAGGAAGTCGATATGGATCACCCACCGTTTGCCCGGGTGGTTCTTCTTCAAGGACTTCACTTGCCTGCGGATATACTCCACGGTCGCCCCGGGTTTATCGTCAATGTACAGGTGCCGGCCGGCGATGATCTCCAGCGCATCCCCGTATCGAATCCAATCGTTATCTGACATCTGTCCAGAGGCAATGCGGTCCTTCTTGATCCCGCCGATGCATGAGGCCATCTGCTCGACAATCTCCAGCGCTCCCATTTCCAGTGAAAAGACCGCGTCCGCCCACCCTGAGCTTGTTACCGCGTCCATGTCGTTCACCATGTAGAGTGTCTTCCCCATGGAGGGGCGTGCGGCTATGATCTCAAGGTCTCCGATTTGGTGTCCTTTGCTCAACTGGGTGAAGTCTTCACTCGCCGTTTTCGCCCCAGTGATGCCACCGCTGTTCGCACGCTTCGCTATGACCTTCTCATGCCCTTCCAGCAAGCTTGCCATATGAACAGGCCCGCCGTCACTGTCACCCTGCTGAAGCTCTTCCAGCTGCTCCATTTTGGCTTTCAGCTCGGATAGGTCACCGCCGCCATTCCTTGCAATCTCGCGCCCTACTTCAGCGAGCTCCTGTTGAATGCGTTCGGTTCGCACTAAGCGCTGATAGAAATTAAAGCCATCTGTACTCGGCACCGAAGCATGCAAAGCTAAGATTCTGGACATCCCGCCGATCTGCTGCAGCCTGCCTCCCCATTTGGAAACAAGGATTACAGGGTCAAACGGATTCACGGCGCCATCCGAATGTTCCTTGGCAAATTGCAGGACCTTGAACAGCAGGCGGTTATCCTCTTCGTCTTCCGAAAAATCTATTGGCATTAGAAAGCAGTCATCCATCAAGGAGTGATCTCTGAGTAAGCTGCCGAGTACTGCGCGTTCCGCTTCAAGATTCATCGCGTTTCACCTTCGTTCTGAAGATGGCATCAATCTTCTGCTGAATGAAGTCTGGCGCGGGGCCGACTTTTTCTGTTTCATGATATTCCTGCAGCTCAAGGATTCGCTGCTCATGTTCCTGTCGCTGTAGCTGGTAAATGGTCAGTGTGGGGCCACTATCTATGCACTCCTGATAGATATCGCCAGGTGATGGAGCAAAGTCTGTCTTAATGCGGCAGAGCCTCCTGGTGGCTTCCATGGCGACATCTGAGGGGATATCCCGAAGGATGTCTGCCCAGACTCCGATTACGTCTCCTACCTCGTCTTCTTCAACCTTAAAGCTCCGGTAAGCTGATGATAGGTACTTGAGGAGTAACGTCACGCCGACTCGATCCAATGCCCTCCACCTCCCGCTGCAACGCCCGCCCCAGCACGCTGCCCGTTTTCTTTGATTCGATTACTACCGGCTTCAGCATGCCCTCCGGATCTACTACCGGGTAATCTTCATAGCGCTTTTGGTTTAAAAAGGTTGAAGGATGCGGAATGAACTGTTTCTCCGTTTGAAGCAGCTTGCAAGTCTCTGCGAAATTGGCTGTATTCTGGATAGCTGTGTCCGATTCGAAATCCTTCAGTTTGCACAGTTTCTCCCATGCCTTTTTTGCAGCATCCTTTGATACCTTTCGAGGGTAGTTTTGATAGAATTCATCAAACCGCTCTATATTTTCTTTAAAGCTTTTCTTTAAGATCTTTATTTCTTTTAATGGGGGTCGGATCTGATACCTCGAAACACCTGTTTGAGGGTTCAGATCTGATACCTCGGGGGTACTAGATCTGATACCTCGGGTTTCGTCATCCTGCAATTCTTGGGGGTCCGGATCTGATACCTCGGCTGACGTAAACAAGTCATTTTCGTATTCCATTTCATCACCGCTTTTCTGAATGGTCCATTGCTCATAATGTTTATTGAATGATAGCCGCCTGGGCATTACACTTGTTTCTTTTTGGGTAACGATGAGGACTTTTGATTTAATGAGCAGCCCCACCTCCCGTTTCACTGTGCTGGCAGAGAGGCATGTGAGCTGCTGCAAAAAGGTTAGAGCAAAGTCGTGATCCTTCCGGCGGTAACCGTATGTGTACCGCCAGATGATCATTACGATTCTTAACTGAGTGGCGTTAAACTTGCGCTGTGCCACTTGCTCAAAAATCTCATTTGCTACCCTGGTGTAACCATCTTCTAGTTGTGGCCCTTCCATAACCTCACCTGCTTTGCTTTAAAAGGGTCCCACATATACCCCGCCAACCAATTTTGCTAAAGCGTTCCTCAAAATTTCGTTGTATTCATGCAGACGTGCTATTTCTTTGTCCTTTTGTACAATGACCCGGCCCGCCTCAGCCAATGCTTCGATCACCTTTCCATTCAAGTCCAACCTCATCCCCTCATTTCCGGCGTTTTCTATTGGTTTTATTAAGATGTTCGTAGCAGCGAGGACACACCCGCGTGCGGCCTATATACTCCTCTCGGTCTGGGTTGATCTCACTGCCGCATATCTGACAGTCCAGCATCCGGAGGTGAATTTCTACTTGCGCCGTCTCACTCATGGGGATCAGCTCCGTTCAACCGGCCATACAGCCGGATGATGAACTGCTCAAACCACTTCCGCCCTTCCAAGCATTTGTGTGCCCAGCGGTGACAAGCTCGGCAGACGGTAACGCCGTTATCCAACGTACCGGGGCCGCCTTGTGATTTGAATACGACATGGTGCGGTATTTCCTCTAAGTCTTTAGCTGCTCCGCAGTGGACGCAGCGCCAGCCGTCCCGGTTGAAGATTTCAAGGATAGTGTCCTTGCTGAATTTGCCTTGAACGCCGCGCTTCACTTTTCCCCGACCAAAGCTCGGCTTCGGTGCGGGATGGAAGCCGAAGGCGCTCATTAGTACAGGCTCAATTCTGAGAAGTGTTTAATCCGGGTGATCTTCTTTGTCAGCCTGCAGTACTCGCAAGTACCGCACGGCACCGGCTCAACCTCCCCGGATTTAACCTGCTTCACACGCTCTATGTGGTTGCCGACAATCCGTAGGTTTGCAGCTATGACATCAAAATCGAAGAATAAGATTTCATGGTCTGGCGGATCTTGCTTGGTTACGACGACCATATGCGGCAGCAGCCATTCCCCTGAGTTACGTCCCTTCGCTTTCCGCTCCACCTCGGCATAAACCGACATCTGTATGCCGTATCCATAGTGTTCGATGAAATTCTCATAAGCCTGAGCTTCCTTATTCCAGAACTTGCTATCCATATCTTTCATAGCTTTCAGATCCGCTAGGACGGTTCCAGGCTGGTAACTATCCAGCATGACCTTCCATTGAATCCCGAACAATTCTGCCGTAAGGATGACCTCTTTCTGCCCGGCCAACACCTTCATGACCATTGGATCAGCAGCAAGAACATTAATCATATCTAGGCATCTTTTGTAATTGGCCTTGAGTTCTCCTTTCGTGGGCCCTCGGCTGCTGTAGATATCCGGGTTATTAGCCTTAAACTCTTCAAGATTGCCCTCGTTCCATGCGTGAACGAATTTCCCTTCTTCCAACGCGTCCTTATCGGGTTGTTCCCACTCCCCGGCCAACTTTGCCACAGCTGCCGCCTCGCAGCCGCCATAGGCGGGAACAAAGGATTTAAACTGGCTGACGCTCATATATTGACGGCTTGCCTCCAGCGAGAAGTAGTTATCCTTGGTCAGCTTCAGCAGCTCGGTCATTCTGGATCACCTCGCTTTCATCTGGGGGATTGAATGGGCTCTGCTGCCGGGTCCGGGCTTGCTTTGCGAATTCAAATGCTCCGCCAGCCTCATATATAAGGGTCTGTTCCGCGTCAAAGTCAGTTTCTATCGTTTTGCACAAACGGCGAAGCACCGTCCGTTTGTACATTTCCCCCTGACTCTTTTCCCAGGTATCTCCGAGACTCTTACTGTAATTTTTACGAATCTCTTCAATCTCTGCGGCTGGTATTGATTCATAGACCATCCCGCCGTCCTTAAAGAGCGCTACTGCAAAGCTACCTATGATCTTGCTGCCGTTGAACGGAAGAGGATCAAAGTGAATCACCGGGCGACCCTCAACGATCTGTTCCTTGAAGTCGTCGCCTTCCCGTACATTCTTCGCGTATACGTCGAGCATTGGGCGGACGCTGTATTTCTTGGTTAGCTTCATTTCGCCCTTATAGTCAGTTTGGAACTTGAGATCAACAGTGCTAGCTATTAGGTGACATTCTTTAGCCAAGAAGTCCAGACCGAGAACTGCGCCTTTGAAAAGGGATGCCGCAATTTCATCAACACTATATTTGTGAAGGTCCTTGTCTGCCCCTACGTACACTTTGCAGTTCTCCGAAAACCGCTTTTTATTGAAGTCGGTAGGAAGCGCGTCGTGCTTGGAGTCAAGGATTTTATCCAATGCTTCTTGTACCTGTGTTTCGATTGCCACATCCATTTCTATTCCCCCACGGTTTCAATTTCAAGGTCTTTGCCCTCTACAGTAGAGAGCAAGAAGTACTGATAATCATCGTGCTGTGCGGCCTCCAGTATCTCCTGCTGCTTGCTGCCGAGGTTCTGCCAGCCGTCCATGCATATTACTTTCAGCTCCCCGGCCTGAGCCTTAGCGAGTTTGAAAGCAAATTCAAAGGACTCCCCTTCGCTCAACCCGTCCAGCAGTGTGCCATCAATCCGGATGCGGCCCTTGTCGTCAACAGTCAGCCCTTCTACCGGCAGGGCGGCGGTCTTAAGCAGTTCCTTCGGCAGCTCGCGGGCCTTCTCGATC